GTATAACCTCGCTCTATCCAACGTTAGATCGTTATGATGGTAAACGAAAATTGTGACTATTGTTACTCTTGTGACTATTGTGACTTTTGTAACTTTTGTAACTATTGTAACTATTGTAACTCTTGTGACTATTGTAACTCTTGTGACTATTGTGACTTTTGTAACTCTTGTAACTATTGTAACTATTGTGACTATTGTAACTCTTGTTACTCTTGTAACTCTTGTTACTCTTGTAACTATTGTAAAACATGCGAAAATCTTGTTAATGGATTTATGTGTATTAACTTGAAGTTTGACAAGAAAGATAAAACAAAATATTGGATTTTTAATAAAGAAGTTAGCAGAGAGGAATGGGAGAAGCGATGGGACATTGGAAAGCCAAAAGTCTGTAAGGAATGCGGACAGCCATTAAAGAAAGAATGAGTGGCAAAATTATCCAAATCGCAAAAGAAATTCAAGAACTATCGAAGAGACTACTGCCTAAAAGACATTATCTCAAAGCGGCGCGCAAAGGAAACCTCGTCGCATTCGAGCACGTCTGGGAATAAGTAATTTAATTTGCCCCTCATTAATTTGTGGAGGGGTTTCATAGTCATTAATTTGATTGCACACGAGAGCCTTGTAAAGCTATCCCAAGGTTTTACATTGGGCGGAAGGGGAGCAGGTTCGAATCCTGCCGTGTGCATTGGATAAAACCAACGTAAACTGCAAACGTAAAGGTTAGCAGTGACACCCCGGAAAGACGGGGAATCATAATCAGGCACTGTAAAAGAGCCTGAGATGTGGCTGAATAGGACTCAACTGAGCACCTCCAGCCACATTTTATAATCATGGTAAGAAAACAACAGATCAACGGAACGTGGAAAGAGGAAGAAACCTTGTTGAAGAGGTGTGGGGAACAACCTAATTGTAGAGAGTGCCCTATGCGTGAGAGTGGGGAATGTGACCCTTTAGCTTAGTCCGTAGGTCACCCTTTCATCAACGATAAGCTTAAATAGACGCTTCTCCTCACTTTCATAGTGAAAGTGTTCTTAGAAAGCTCCTGTGGAGCTGTGTTGATGATAGTAGCTTAAGGCAGTAACCTGTATAAACTGGCTTCAGAGGGGAAGCTTCAGCAAGTTTATAGAGCTTTCTGCCTAATACATGCCGCTCGCTATCGCTCGCTAGCCCGCTATGCTTAGCATAGCTCTTAGCTTAGCCTTGTTATTAGGTTATGGGAGTGTGCCACCCCCTGCTTCCCCCTCTAGGGGGAACTCTCACCCTCGCCTGCTGGCTGGGCTCGCCCCGGCTCACTGCGGCTCGCCGGCCCAGCTCTTCATTTGTGTTGTTTGTGCGATTATTAGATTGTTTTGTTTTTTTGTGTATGTAGGACTCGGCAGAAAATAAAATATAAACTGTGGATTGTGCGAACCTTTGGATATTGGATTGTGCGAACGTAAATCTTTAAATAGATTGGTGATTTATCAAGGGAATGGAAAAACGATGTGATTGTGGGAATCGTTATAATTCTAATATCTGTCCTCGGTGTGAAGAAGATAAGTCAAATGTTAAATTATTGTTTCAAGAACTTAAGGAACAGCCTGTACATTAAGTTGCCGCTGTTCACTCAATAATCCCTATCATTATGGACAAGAGACAATGCGGTGTGTCCTCTCTCTGTATATATCAGACAGAAGCCACTACTAAAAAGCTGAATCTTCTCTTATTTCAGCCAAAAGGACGCTCCGCGTAGTCAGGAGTCTGCTTAAAAAGGGGGTTTTAAGCCACTTTTCTTATTTGTTTCTAATTACCCATAAGTTTATATATGAGAGAACACACAAGGAAAACATGACATCACACGAGGAAACAAGATTGAGTCGTTTGCATATGATTAAGAGAAGTCTTGATAGGGCAAAAAACCCGGATATAGAAAAGTTGATCGCAAAATGTTGTATGGAATGGGGGACATCGCGACGGACTGTCCAAGAATACATCAAGACGGTCAAACTGTCAAATGGATGATGATAAAGAAAAAATCAAACTCCTCGAAAACTTCTTCAAAAGAACCCACCAATTACTTAGACAATTTGAGAACAACATCCGAGACTGGAGAGAAGATAAACTTATGGAATGCTCCCAATGTGGTAGATTATGCGGAATTAAAGCTAAAGGTAAAACTTGATGATTGGCAAAAAGAATATATCCAACATAGCGGTAATACCGTGGTCCGTGCAGGCAGACAGTCTGGAAAGTCTTTCGCGGAATCCCTCCGAGTTGCTCTGTTTGCTTTACTCAATCCGAAAACAACAACACTTATCATCGCGTCAGTTGATAGACAGTCCATTGAATTGCTTGAAAAAGTTAAAAGCCACATCGTGCAAATTGCAGGCAATCAAATCTCGAAACGGCCAACCTTCCACAAGATACTCTTAAAAAATGGATCCAAAATACTTGCAGAACCCGCTGGTGCAACTGGGTATGGTCTTAGGGGTTTTACCGTTGATAAGTTGGTCGCTGACGAAGCACATTATATCCCCGACGCTGTCTTTGTTGCTGTGCGCCCTATGCTTGCTACTACTGGAGGCACTCTTGATTTACTGTCTACTCCGAGAGGGAATGAAGGATTTTTCTACGATTGCTTCCAAAAAGATGACTTCCACCACATACATATCAAATCCGAAGATTGTCCCAGAATATCAGACGAGTTTCTAAAGCAAGAACGTAAACGTATGACAAAACTACAATACTGTCAAGAGTATGAGGCAGAATTCCTCGACTCACTACAACAATTCTTCCCAAAAGACATCATAGACAAATGTATCGGGGAAATCAAAACAACAGGAATAAACTATCTCGGCGTGGACCTCGCGGGATATGGGGGAGACCAAAACGCCTTCATAACTCTCAATAACCTAAAAAAAATATCCTATATAACAAACGTAGAGACGTCGGAGAGAGTTCGGGCGTGGGAGACTGTGCAGCAGATTATAGAACTCAACAACCAATTCAATTACAAAAAAATAGGCGTAGATGATGGGGGACTGGGAACCCCAATCCTAGATTATCTCCTACTGGATAACAACCTCAAACGTAAAACAATCGGACTAAACAACTCCTCGAGGGCCATAGACAACGAGGGGAAACCTAAGCGTTTATTAAAAGAAGACATGTATGGGAATTTAAAAATCATGATGGAACAGGGATTGATTAGGTTTGATGAGGACGAAGAATTGAGGAGATCACTTACAAGTATCCAATTCGTCGTCGATAGCGAAACAAAAAACGTTAAAATCTTCGGAAGATACTCCCATATCACAGAAGGACTCATCAGAGCGGCGTGGTTAGTAAAAAGCAAAGGATTAAATATTATGGCTTTCTGTTAATTTCATGGCACACACAGGAATTTACGCAACCTCAGCAGAATGTATCTTCAAAATGGGGAATGGTTACGATTCTACGAATGTCTCAGATGAAAGAATAAACGAACTATGTAAGCAATGCGAGAGTTTCATCAACGACTTAGCAAGACAGGTTTTCGCGGCAGACGCGGCAGCTTTCACAGCACTAGACGCAGGGAAGAAGTATTTATTATCTGAAACCGTCTCTAACTTCGTCGGATTCTATGGTTCAATGTATGACGCGGCGGGTTATGGTTCACAGAGAGAGCAAGAAAACATAATGAACACGTGTTGGGCGAGGTTCATCCAATGTATCGGTTTACTTAAATCACAGGAGACAGTAACGTTCATTAAATAATGGCAGACCAATTAATTAGTGGAAATTCAACAATAGAGAATATACATAAATATCCAATCAAAGCAATCGGAACATCAGAGTGGGATTTCACTCTAGGAGACTTCACAACTGATGGGGGGACTTATGCATTAGATTTATCAGACATAGTTCCAGAAGGGACTGATTGGGTAAATGTAAGAATATTAATCTCGGATGGTTCAACAAATGTTTTTATATCAATAGGGAGCACAAACCCATTAACAGAAAACGCAATCACAGTAACAATGCAGGAAGCGAACGTAGATAACGAAGCTAATGGACTTATACAATTACCAGCAGATAGG